AGAGACATGTTGTACAGCAACATGTTCCCCAAACAATAGCAACTCAGGTACTTGACATTGACACTTATATGTTAACAAGTACACCTAAACATGAGATGAGATGTTGGACTGCCAACATTCACCACAGTGATGGTTCATTCACACCAAAAGTGCAATGCAATTAGGAGAAAATATGACAATATATTTAGATATGGATGGAGTCCTCGCAGACTTCTTTAAGGGTTTGGAAGACTACTACAATGTTAGACATTGGAAACAAATTATAGATAAAGAGAAATCAATTCAAGCCCTGCAAGGGACAGATTTCTTTAACACTTTGGATGTTTTCGAAACATCTCAAGAATTGGTTGATTTTGTTAAGTCAACTGGTGATTGGGGTATTTGTTCTTCGCCTCTCAGGGGTGACAGGGACAACTCTGCATACTGGAAAAGAGTATGGTTAACAGAGAAACAGTTCTTGCCTGAGGTGGATAAGTTGATATTCACAGGACAGAAAGAGAACTTTGCCACTGATAAGATTGATGGTAAACCTAACATTCTGGTAGATGACAAACCATCTAACATCAAAAGGTGGGTTGCTGCCGGTGGTATTGGTATCAGGTATCAGGCTAATGAGGATGACCTAGAAGAGTACTTGTTTGAAGAGATTAAGTACGCTCTTGGTTCGTTATAAGAACATTGATTCTTATTCCAAAAAGGTATAAAAAAAGTGAAAATAATTGAAAAAAACACTTGACTTGTTACGATAACAATGGTATAATGGTTACATAAGATAGAGAAACCAATAGAGAGAGATGATTATGTTTAGAATTCCTAGTTTTCACCAAGAAACACCAACTTGGGCAGAAGCGACTGCCACTATCACGAGTCACGGTCGTGGCGACATGCTTGAGGGTATGATGTCAATGGATCGTAAGTGGACTGAATGGTGCGCTAGTGGTGAAGAGGATGATGATGATTTCTACTCAAACTGGTGTTATGAAGTGAATGCATACAATGTTGTGCATGAAGGAATGAGTCAATTGTTTGCCCCCAAGGAATAAAGGAAGTTTAATGAGTTATGTATTGATTGAAAAAGGTGTAGTAATTTCAGAAGAGGGTTGCCTCGGCAACGCTGCTGAGTTACAAATGGTTCTTGAAGAGATGGGACGTAAAGTAACTATTATGGAAGAGTCCGTTTATTGGGGACAGATGGCAGAGATTGCAGAGATGCAACAGGCCGCAGAAAGTGGAGTGAGTTTAATATGAAATATGTAGGTTATATAATTGGATTTATAGGGTTTTTTATCCTGTTGGGTACTGCTGGTGCCGACTGTGATGGAAAATGTATGGAAAACTCCTTGACAATGGTGGAGATTCTAAGGTATACTGTACTAGGAATGACATTAATGAGTCTTGGAATATTTTTAGGAGTGAAATATGACTAATATTCTTAGTTTTGATGCAGATGATTCTGTGAACATAAACGGTACGTCTTTACAGGGTACTATAAAAGCAACCTATCTAGAGTTGTGTGAGGTGTTTGGTAAACCTACCTACACTGACGCCGACCCTTATGAGAAGGTTAACGCTGAATGGGCGGTTCAAGCAAGAACGCTTAGTTCGTGGGCTGATGATGAAGAGGATGCAGAGGATTCTGTGTTCACCATATATAATTGGAAGATGGGATATATCCCTACTGAAGAATATGATTGGCACATTGGTGGCAAAAGTTATGAGGCGGTGGACATTGCAACAACAATACTCAAAGATAACTTATCTTAGGTTAATTAATAACGCAGAGGCAGCATATCTTAGATGTGTCGCTTCTGGTTCCAAATGGGGACAAAACTATTGGAGAACGGTGATAAGTGAGTTACTTAGAAAAGCAGAAGTCACTGTCCATTAGTGAGTTAGCAGAAAAATATGGTGAGTCTATAGATAATCTATCTATGGACGTTTTGATGGAGTCAATATACAATGAGCGGCATGCACCTAATGCCCGTCTACTACAACAATCTGAACAGCAGACGGAAGAAGAAGAAAAAGGTTAACCCAGAGAAGTACACAGTTGCTTGGAGGGAATATAACAAGTTTCTAAAATCTATACGATGTCCAGTGTATACGCTTGATGAGTACATCAACTATGTACAGGGTAACGTAAAGAAACCTAAAGGGGGAAAGTGTTACGGTAGCACGACAGTCTCCAACACTGTAGGTCGGGGTTCGACTCCCTGTCCCTCTGCCAGTATTCCATCTTTAGGGAATGGTATTGGTAACGCCTTGAAGAAGGAACGTCCAAGGTACAATGGTGATTTAGTCATTGGCCAGGCGTATAACAAGGGTGGGATGCAAGTCCTATCGACACAAGAAGCAAATGACCCAGATACGGGCAAAAGGAGATGATGAATGGCTTTTGAAGTGAAAAAAATGGGCAAACTTGCCGACATGCTTGAAGAACGAGCCTATGATTGGGTTTTTCAAGATGTCCAAGAAACCTATGGTGTGGACAGTCTAGAAGACTTGACAGAAGACATGATTGAAGAAATGCAAGACTACCTAAATGGTGAGGAATGGATTGAAGGTTATGTTGTAATGGTTCTACAGACAATAATTGACGGTTGGGAAGGAGAGTCGCAAGATGGCTAATCATGTACATTTCGCAGTTGCATTTCATCAGATTAATGATGAGGCACGAATTAAATTAAAATCAATGTTTGAACGTGTTCGTGAGGATTCTCCACACGATTGGTTCTCTGATATCTTTGTTGAGGGAGACTTAACATATGAAGAGACAGAGAAGTATGAGTGGACTACTGCAAATATCGGCCCAAAGTGGTGTTATTTTGAAGACCGTCTTGCTGATGAAAATGATGTGTATTTCACTGGTGAATCTGCATGGTGTGCTCCAACAGAAGGGTTGCAGAAACTATTAGGTATTCTTGTTGAATATGACCCTAAAATCATTACATCTATCTGTTATGAGGATGAAGGCCCAAACTTCTTTGGTGTAGAAATCTATGATGGTGAAGAGATGTATGATGGTTCTGAGTACAGTTATGAAGAAACCATTGACCTTGTTATCAAAGATTCAGAACGATTGACTGAGGACTCATATAACACAGAAACAGAAGAGTGGATTGATGAGGAAGCAGAAGATGTTTTCCATGAAGAGATGTGGGAAACAATCAGTAACGTACAATACAGTCTTATTGGTGAGTGTGAGGAAGCAATTAAGGAGGATCAAAGTGAGTGAATTTATCAGGGACAGACGGCTGTTGAAAGCAGAGAAGGTGCAGTATTTTGAAGAGTTGTCTATGATGGATCATGAGATTGTTAGACGTATTCGTAAGGAAACAGAGACATTGACGTACTTCCCAGAGAATGCATCAACGCCCCATAATCCAACAATCACTACGACAGTCGAGTACCTATGATTGTAATGAAACCTGTTGATTATAGGGTTGCGACTCTATTTGTACAGGAGCGACATTACAGTCAGGTAATGCCAAGACTAACCAAGCACTGGTTGGGTGCTTATCAGGACGATGTGCTGGTGGGTGTTCTAACGCTGGGTTGGGGTACTAATCCAATGGGGACAATCAAGAAGATGTTCCCAGAACTAACCACAGCAGACTACTTTGAGATAGGTAAGATGTGCATGGATGAGTCTATGCCCCGAAACTCTGAGTCACAGATGCAGAGTGCTACTATCGCTTGGATTAAGAAGAACAAACCAGACGTTAAGTTCCTATACACATGGGCCGATGGTATCGTGGGTAAGCCCGGCTACGTCTATCAAGCAGCGAACTTCTTGTATGGTGGATTCATCTGGAGTGACGTATATGTCACAGACAGTGGTGAGAAGGTACACTTCAGAACGATACAACGTAAGATGAAGAAAGTAATGAACCGTATGGACACCAAGTATGGGCCTCGCCCAAGTGATGCTCATATGGGTGAAATGGGATTCTCTCGTGTATTTGGTAAGCAGTTTAGGTACATATACCCGCTCAGTAAGAAGTCTAGGAAGATGCTGAAGAAGTCTACAATGGAATGGACACTAGATTATCCAAAGGGTAAAGACTTGCAGTGGAAGATTAAACGTCCAGGCGAGCTATCCTACACGCTCACAGCCACCATGCCTTACGAGCACCAAGGAAATAGTGTAGAACATAATAAGAGTAACGTAAACAGAGTTGCAGACAAATATGGTGTTGCAACCCTTGACAACTTCTTCTAATTATGTTACTGTAACATGTATAAATACTTGTAAGGAGATTATACATGGCATTCAATTTTCGTCCAAAAAATACAAATGAGATTCTAAAGAAGAAAAAGAAGTCTTCTGAGTCTGCTGCATCAGTGTATGAATTTGTAAATAAAAACTATGGAGATACTATAGTTCTTGACCCTACAAAAGATTTTAATGTTATTAAGATTCCAAGGACAGTA